GAACCGTAACAAAGCCTGTGTACTGCTGTCCACCAGATCATCATGCTCTCCTACGGGAAAAGAGGCAAATTCTTCTATAACCATTTCGCCAAATCGAGTCTCTGGACACCAAACAACACCTGATGCAAACATATCTGCTACTGCATTTACACGCGCTACTTTATCATTCCCTCTCGATGGAGTGTACTCTGAAACAGGTATTCCCATTGCTCGTAGCTCAAATACCAATGGCGCTCCAGCAGCTTTAGCCTCAACAATACAAGCATCAGGTTGCCAGTTATTATAGAACTCCATTGCTGTTTTCTTTAGCTCTGGAAACTCCATCCGTTTTTTGTAAGCATCAAGCAGGATTATATTGGCTCTTGTAGTGCCATCTTCATCTGGCTGGTAGAAAACACCCCAAGTGGTACAAGCAGAGAAATCAGCTCTTCTGGTTTTAAGGAAAGCGGTATCCCAAGATTGAATAGTAAACTCACAATTCGGTGGATCGTCACGTTCCCAGCGTTTCCACCATTCACGCTTCACTAAAGCACCTTCCTCAGAGGTAGGGCTTTGTTGGTACTGAGCCTCCCATTTAGCAGAAGGTAATTCATTTTGCAGAGCAAGCAGTTCTTTCTGGCTCCAGAACTCAGGCCAGAGCGAGTTACCCGAAGGCATTAAGGCTGGAAATTCAATTAACTCCCAATCATCTACTCCCTCTCTTTGCGAGGATGCTTTAATAATCTTTCCTGTTAAGTCCCGTTTGTGCCATCGGGTCATAACAATAATGATTGCACCGCCTGGTTGTAATCGTTGCCGTGGGCCAGAGGTGTACCATTCATAGGTTTTAT